GTGGAGAACTTTTACCTCAAGATGTGCAAGGGTGAAAAGGAAGATTTGCCAAATACTTTGGAGGCAATGGCTGCCTACCTGGAGCAAGAGACACTGGATGTCCTTCATCCTGTAGGACTTACACAACTTACAAGAAAGTTTGGAAATAGCTTGACAGCCGCCGAACAAGTAACAGAGTTAAAAGACCTAGGAGCAAGTGATGATGATCTTGCTTCTTGTAAAAATCAAAAGCAGCGCAAAGAGCTGTTCCGTAAACTAACCAAGAATAAATATGAGTAAAACAGAAACCAAGAAAGATAAGATGAACATACACCAAAAACTACAAGGCATCCAGACGGAGCTTAAAGCACCTAAAGGACAGACCAACAAATTCGGAGGGTATCGCTACCGCTCCTGCGAGGACATCCTTACTGCACTGAAACCCTTACTAGCCCAGTATACTTGCACACTCGCCATCAGCGATGACATCGTCGAGGTAGGCGGTCGAGTATATGTAAAAGCTACGGCCACCTTAGCATCTACATCGAGTGAGGATGATTATACTATCAACGTAAGTGGATTCGCTCGTGAGGCTGAAACCAAGAAAGGAATGGACGATGCCCAGATTACCGGCAGTGCTTCATCCTATGCCAGAAAATATGCACTCAATGGACTCTTTGCTATTGACGACACCAAGGATCCCGATGCTACTAATGACCACGGAAAATCCGCAACTAAAAAACAAGTAACCCAATTCTAATATGAACCTACATCACGAACTACTCGATCTTATCTCAACTATCCAAGCACTGGACAAGCACTACGATGAATCCTTTAATGGTATCGAAGATGACCTGGCAGAACTTCGCCGATCAAACTTGCACCTTGAGGAGCAAAACAAGATACTATCCAAGAAGGTGGATGCGTTGATTGACTACCTTAATGTAGAGATTAAATTTCCTGACACCTCCCTGAAGGCTGTAAAGCTGGACAAGGAAGTCAGTAATAATAACTAAACTAAAACCAATAACGAAAGTAATAATATGTCACAATATGATAACACTAACTCCGGTACATTCTTCGTAAATGACCGTAAAGAAAAACCAAATCATCCTGACTACAGCGGGAAGATTAACGTCGAGGGCAAGGAGTACTACCTCAAGGGCTGGAAGAAGACAGCCAAGAGCGGGACTAACTTCTTGTCCTTAGCGTTGAACCCAGTGGATGGTGCAGGCTCTACCCCTAAAGCTGCAAGTGCGCCAACCAATGACGAAGCCCCATTCTAAGTAATGCAGTTCGACAAAAGCTGGTGGGATCAGTTCCGCCGCGATGAAGTAGATGCCATTCTAGCAATGACTGCCAACAAGAACACGGATTACACAGGAGGCGAGAGCTGCGATAACCCCTTCGCAAACTTTGACGGCTCCTCCGAGTTCGGCGTTCATCCATTGACTGGTATTTGTATCCGAATGCAGGACAAATTCCAGAGGGCTAAAGCCTTCTGTAACGATGGTCAGCTAAAGGTAGTTACCAGAGGCGACCAATCCAAAGACATATTCCGCGACCTGATTGGCTACTCGTTGATAGCCATAGGGATGCTTGAAAGAGCTGAGTCCGAGTAAGTCCTTGTGCTAAGATACTTGCCCCTTACAATCCCGTAGGGGGCAAGTAATTCTTATGACTGATAATATAACTGAAACACACCGTAACGAAATGACTAAAATAAAAGAAGCCGCTGAAGTATCCCTCTCAATCTATAACTCAATTGACGGTTATAAGATCCCGGAAGGAAACCGTGTAGCCCATAAGTCCCTTGGACAAGTCCTTCGTTCTCTGGTAGAATTACTTGAAAATGAACGATCTGGATCTACAAATACACAATCAGCCACATAGTGCTGAAGCCGAGGAAAAACTAATTGCATCCTGCTTACTGCCAGGTGACACATCCATATACGATATGGTTCGTCCCCTGCTTGAGCCAGAGGATTTTTACTTATTACGCTTTAGATTACTTTACCAAACCATTGGTGACCTTGCACAACTAAGTCAGCCAATTGATGAGGTATCAATCTCAGAGCATCTGAAGACCCTACAAGGGCTTGATGAGGTCGGAGGCATAGCAGGTATACTGTCAGTCACTGACAGCGTCACCAGCACCACCTCAGCTAAGTTCTACGCCAATATAGTAGCAGAGAAGGCAAGACTTCGTGAGATTATGAAGTCCTGCCGACTCGCTGTTGAGGAGGTTGAGAATGAAACCAAGTCCTATGACGAGATTCGCAGCACCCTTGAGGCTGAGATAACCGAGCGCCCACTCCTCACCCAAGGTAAGGCTGACATAGGTTTCTCCGCTGATGAGCTACTGGCTGACATCGCCAAGATGCAGTCCGGTGAGTACGAGGCTGACGTTGTTAAGACTCACACCAATAACTTGGACCGTGAGTTCGGTAACCGAGGCATCGCTGCTGGTGAGGTACTGACAGTGGCTGCACCTACCTCCTGTGGTAAGTCAGCACTTGCGATGTACATCGTCTCTCAGTCCGTTGTAAAGGATGGTCACGCCTGCGGGGTGTTCTCATTGGAGATGCCACAGAAGCAGCTCACGAAGCGACTGACGCAGGTTATCTCAGGTGTGAACTTACGCAGTGTTGAGGATCAGACAGCTAGCCCGGAGCAGGAGAAGCGAGTCCACAATACCATCAACCAGCTGAAGACATTGCCTATCTATACTTCTCACGCTGTTAAGAATGCCGATGATCTGTACAGTCAGACGCGTCAGTTAGTACAGAAGCACGGAGTAAAGCTACTGGTGATTGATTACCTGCAACTTATTCCATTCTCCTCTAGGATGGGTAAGGCTGAGGGCATCGCTAGTATCTCGCACAAGATCAAGCAGATGGCTATTGATCTCAACATAGCTGTGATCCTACTGGCACAGGTCAACCGAGAGGGAGCCAAGGCTGGCCGACTCAAGTTGTATGACCTAAAGGATTCCGGGGACATTGAGAATGATGCTGATATTGTTCTGCTTATGTATCCGTCAAGCGGTGATGTCGAGTCCTCAAAGGACGTAGATAGCCGGGGGGCGTTCACTCGTTTAACCTATGAGATCGCTAAGAACCGTGAAGGTGAACGTGATATCGGTGGGTTATTTAAATTCTATCACTGCACAGGGAGGTTCGGACAATGACGGAGGAAGAAGTAGCACAGTACATAATGAAAGCATTCCCACGGATGCACAAGTTGACCAAAGCCGAGGACGAGTTCAGTCCTTTTGATTACGAGAGTATTGATTATCTGGTTGAGATTAAGGTACGCCGGAAGGCATATGACCCCTGGATCATCGAGCAGTTAAAGGTTGATACCAATATCGGTATCGCTGAATCAGTAAAGAAGGACTTCGTGTATGTGAACGGATTCCAGCACCTGCTGTACGCTTGGAATATCTCTAAGCTAATTCGGGATGACTATGACTTCGGGTTCGAGGATCGTGAGATGCCTTGGACTACGGACTTCGATGCAGTACAAATAATAACTAAGCGCACTGGATACTTGTACAACAGTAGCGCACTAATCATCAACACGGAGGGACTATGATAACTAAAGAAACATCAAAGGACATAACAGTAAACGGAATAAAAGTAACCTGCTACTCAGATGGCAGTGTGGAAACAAAAGGGAAGTGGGGCAGAGGTCGGACATTCGGCACGCTGAACAGCGATGGCTATATGAAGTACGGTGTTAATCGGCAAACGCTCAGGATCCACGACTTGATTGCAAAGGCTTTTCTGGGGTCAAAGCCAGACAACTATGACGTTGATCACATCAACGGAGACAGGACGGACAATAGACCATCCAACCTGCGGTACGTGACACGATCCGAAAACCTCAGAGGGCATCAGAAGGTTCGAGGTAAATGCCAGTACCGAGGAGTATTCTGGCCAACTGGTCGAAAAAAGTGCCGGGTCACAATCAATAACAGGATCAATGGCGGGAGCACTAAGCGGTACGAACTCGGCTACTTTGACAGTGAGAAGGAGGCAGCTATTGCTCGTGATACCTTCTGTTTTGAGCAACTAGGTTATCCACTAGAAGGGTTAAATTTTCCTGAGTTATTTGTTGACAAGCGGGAGGATTCCGTACAGATTTCCAGTATGCAAAATACTGAAGAAAACATTGAGCGAGTTCAGACCCAGATTGATATGATTCGGCAGGAGTCCAGGCTTCTGTCATACCGTATTGATCGTATGACTGAACAGCGAAAAGGTCTTCAGGAAGAGAAGCGCAAGCTTAAAGATTTCCTTACGCAGGCTAGAAAGCCATAGTGTATAATGCAGTACGAGGTAAGCTGTAGGAGTAATCCGCAGCGGGGCTTTTATATGTGTCCTTTTTAATCCCTCGTTTCGTTACGGTAGCCCCGTCCTCTGTGTGTTGAGGGCGGGGCTTTTTGTTACCTGCTGAATGCGTCCCTGAAGGATTGCATATCAAGCATTAACTCCTGTACGCCACTGGTTAGAACCTTTCGATCAATCTGCTCTTGAATGTACCTCGCAGCTTGTTCTCGTTCCATACCCTCGATGCGCTTAACGAAGTATTCAGCACGTGCAGCCTTGGATAATGATTTAACCCGGCGATCAGCTGATGTAATACCAGCAGCATCATCCCTTATAAATCTTTCAACTCGACGTATCACGGACTCATTTACGTCCTGATCGACCGACATATCCTGGAGGATCCTAGCAATCTCTGGTCGGCTGTCTGCTTTCTTGATCTTGTGTTTATAAACATTTGCAATTCGACTAGCTTTGGCTGCCTTTGTCTTGTCTTGCTTCTGGATATTGTCAAGTAGTTGCTGATCGCCTGTACGCATCTCGAATGCCTTGGCGTATGTCTCCCCGTAGAATCGACGGAGGATTGGAACATCTGACCGATTGATCTTTTCTCCGTTCCACATCTTAGAAGTGACATTAAATACTCTCTTTACCGTTGTACCCGGACCGCCAGTGTAGTTCTGGTATAAGTAAAGCAAAGTCTCAGGAGATACCTCTTGCCCCATATCCTCTAGCTGTTCGGCTAGGTTCATTGCTAACTCGCCACCCTGTGTACGTGCAGTCCAAGGGTGAATCTTCTCAACTGCTGAGATGTTTTCTTGTTCGAGCCAGTGAGGTCGAATGTCCCGACCTAGGCCATCCTTGTTTCGAGCTATGTCGTGAAGAGGACGTAGCACGGTCGGTATCGGAGATCCACCCATAGGGTTATATGAATCAATGATGCTCTTGGATAGCTCACCAGCCACTTTCTTTACATCAATGTTCTCATCGTCACCAAACATAATCCGTTGACCATAGTCAGCAGCAATCTTGAATGGAACCATTGAGTATCCAATTGGGATCGAGAAATAATCCAGACTGCCGTCGGGGTTCTTACCCCGGACGATAGTCATATGTTTATTAATCTTAAACTCAGGTATCTTCTCGCGCCAATCTTCATCAATGTGAGAGTTCCACCGATCCAATGTGTATGTGGTTGAGGCCAGTGTAGCCATCACGGATGTAGCAACTACTGGCTTCTTCATACTACGGAGGAAGTTCTTCGCGCCTTGAATAGCGGGATTACTGAACAGGTACAGTGCTCTTAGTGAGTCACCTTGAGAGCCTTGCAAGTTGGGATCAAATGAACTGTTTCTCGCAGCAAAAGCAGCTTGGTCTTTAGTCATACCACCAGCTCGACCATTACGATACACAGCAAACCTGGTAGCATTCTCAAAGTATTCATTGACTCGGTTCACCCAGTTGTTGAAATCTTTTGCCTTGGACTTGGTTGGCTGGTTAAGCTTTCCGCTCAGTTTTTTGATACTGTCATTTATGTCTTGGATTGTAGATAGACCAAGACCTCCAGTGCGACCACCAGCCTCAACAAACTCCGCATACATCTTATCTAGTTCGGCTTGCCTTGTACCAGGCTCTGCCTTGTTCCCCAGTAGGTTTCTTCGGATCGTGCGGATATCATCATTGAATGCAGTAACAGGGTTCAGTAACTTAGCCGCTTTACCTAACTGCATATTAGCCATCGAATTTACAAATGCTTCAGATCGGTCACGAACCAAATTAGGAACAACGAACTCAGGGTTGAACCTAGTATATAGTCCACCCAAGAATCTATTCATAGCCATTGCTTTCTTGAGGATCCCTTGCACCTGCTGTTTGTTTGTCCCTTTTAGGGCAGCAGCTAATCTTGGGTCAGTAATCTCAATATGTAAGGGCTTGCCGTTCTCAAACACGGTCAGTACGTTTTTATCGGCTTCCTTGTAGATAGGGACTTTCTTGGATGGCACTTTCTTTCCTGCTGCTCGCAGTGCGTTTGCCTCATCGGAAGTATCCTTAATGACCTTAGTGCCAACAATCTGGGGCTTAGTTACTTTAGCTATTCCACCAGCGGTTGTTGGGTTATCACGGATCAATCGAACAAATGCTTGGTTAGCCTTATTGACCTCAGCTCTCTGGGTAGCATTGATTAAGTTATCAAATACATTCTTATAGATATCATCTACCTCTAACTCAGAACCCTTGGCTCTTCGTATACCGCTTGAGACTGTCTCATATCGCCCTGCACGACCACTTACACTGGACACAACATCTGCCAGCTCATCGGTTTCCATTATGCGGTTCAGAGGTACGTAGTCCGGGAACTTCTTGCGCAGTTTATTAGCATCAGCATTACTGATTAGACCTCCACCCTCAAGGGTATTTAGGATCCTCTTGGATAAATCTCGTCGCAACTCAATGGACTCCCCTAGTTGTTTGTGCAGACCTTGGGATTCAAAGCGATCAATGATGTCCTTAAATTCTTGTGTGCTACGGCCAGCTGCACCATCACCCTCGAACTTAGCTCTGTTTGCTTTGTTGTAGGCAATACCGTGCTTGGCGTATAAGTACTCATTTACTGATCGAGATAGAACCTCTGGTTGGCTACCTACCTCTTGAGCCTTAGCCATTAGGAAGTCGCCGTCCAATTCGATTAACTTCTGAGCCTCTTCAGCCTTTTCCGCTATGCGCTGGCTTGACAATCGTCGCTGCATATAGAAGTCGCTATCATCGGACTTCACCTTCAGTGGAGCATCCTTCTGTTTGATTTGACCACCAGCTACTACATCCTGTAGGACACGAGCACGAATCATCTCGTCACTGTAAGCATCACTGATGCCCATCTTTATGTCCTTGAAGTTCTTCGGTAGCATCTCAGCGTACTCCTTGCCTGTACGCTCGGCTCCTTCCACTAGTATCTTAGCGTCGGGATCACCAATCTTAAATGCTTCAGTGAGACGGCGTGTTGGCATTCCACCAAACTTGCTGTACGCCTTACTAAATGCTTCTCCGGTTATGCCTAAGCCTGCACCTAGGACAGCACCACTCAGTCCAGCAGAGGCTAACTCCCCCATTGTAGGTAACTCCCCTTCGTCAATTACTCCTTCCACCGCAGTGGCTCCAGTGGATACAGCTGCACCAATAGCAGCTTGTTGACCTACTGCCTTGTAAACTGACTTACCAGCCTTGGCTCCAGGCAGCAAATTGATCAGAGCAGAACTAACAATATCCCCGTAACTCAACTCACCATCAGGATCGAGTATACGTTGACGAGCAATAGAGCCAGCAGCACCAGCACCTATTCCGCCTAAGACATATCCAATAGCAGTACCAGCACCCGGTAGAGCAGCTGTTCCGCCGACCATCCCAGCTGTACGTCCACCCTCAGATATAGCTATCTCAGCAGCATAAGCAGCAGCGTACTCAGCAGCTGTGTTGCCTTCGTCGTCGGCTCTTTGTTCTACTTCCTCGGATGGTGCTCGAAATCCTACAGGCTCAAGGTCGCTCTGTGGCGCACGAAAACCTTCCGATTGAATTTCATCTTGTGGTGCTCGGAGGCTAGATGGTTCGACCTCATCTTGTGGTGCTCGGAATGCCATATTATTTCTTGGTAGCTATATTGCCATCTTCGTCAGTATAACGAGTTCCTTTAGCTAGATTTTCATATTCCTCTTGGGTCTTAACCAGTACTGGCTCTCCCCCCGACTTTGAACTGTCCCCGTAAATGAGACCCATCAGGCCACTTGAGTCCTCGCCTTCTTTGGCTTGCCATCCCAGGTCTCGCAGGATAAACTTGTTGCGGTCCTCTGGCTTGATGCTTCCCGCTGCAATAGCTTCATCGACTCCAGCTGCTGCTTCTTGGTACTCGGATGGTTTCTCCTGTTGCATCTTGTCAATCTCCAGCCCTAGCTTATATAGACGCATTGCGTCGTACTGCTGTTGCTGTGCATCAACTGGCTGTAGGCTTTGTTCTAAGCCAGCTACGCCGCCCATCTCTTTACCTTGAGTGCTTCCGCTCCACCGAGCTAGACGGTTTATTTGTTTAGCTGTCCTGCGACCCTCTGGGGTCAACATAGCCTCACGCACATCGGTTGGTACATTTACGGACGATTGAGTACGTGCCGCAGCATTACGTGTATCACGCTCAGTGATTGTCTCACCTGGTTGTTGCATACTTGCAGCTAATCGCCCTTCACGGGCAGCTGACTCCCTTTCGTAGTCCCCGTACGCATCAGCACGTGTTTCAAATCCAGCGGGAATCATACGACCCTGTGGGTCAGTGCGCAAGCCAGAGACACCCTCAGTGCCGCTAGGGGCACTCAAATACTCATTAAGGGTACGACCGCCTAAGCGAGCACGAGTTTCCTCTATGCTCATTGGTGCTGCACCGATACCTCGGAATGTTTGATCAGCTAATGCTTGTGGTACTGTTACGCTACCACCATCAATAT